CCGCATCCCTCCCATCACGCTGGCGCGCGTGGGGGGCAGGGCTGCTGCGCGGGCGGGAACCGTTGAACCATACCCTTCGGGGCTGGATGGCTGTGGTACCAGATTCCACCCACTACGCAGCTTTTAGGGCCCCCGTGTCTGCACGCTGTAGAGCGGGTAGCCCCGCGCTTTTACTTTTTTCACGCAGGTAGGGGGGTGGGGGCCCCCTCGCTCGCCCCGTTGGAGCCCAGATACCCGCGATCATCCGGGGAGCCGTATCCGTAGGCTGTAGTAATGAGTCACTTGACGCACGGGGATGGGTGTTCTACCGTGGTGAACCCCGGGAGAGAGCCGGGAGGAGGAGGACCACAATGACGAAGAAGGTGAAGAAGGGGCCTACGCGGGCCGTGGAGAGGCGATCCGGTGCTAGGACGGGTCCGGACAAGGGGAAGGGGGCCCGCGTGGCTCCTAGAGCCTTTAAGGCGTCCGTGGACAAGGGTACTGAGGTTCCTGCTGCCGGGAAGCCCAAGAAGGCCCGAAAGGTGGCAAAGACCTATCCATGCACCACGTGCGGGGAGGAACTGGCGATCAACGAGGTCGAGCGGTGTGCGGCGTGCCTGAAGCGGGCCAAGCGCATCGACATCCACGCGGCGCCGCCGAATCGGGTGAAGCCGCTGCGTGGCGCCCCGGAGGAACTGGACAAGCTGGTTCGCCGGGTGGACAAGAACGTCTGGGAGATGGACGCCGAGATCATCGTGGAGGTGGCTATCGACGTGACGAACGGGAGGTTCGTCGTGACCACCACCTCCCGGAAGGGCACGGACACCGAGGGGGCGAAGGAGGCGGTCAAGAAGAGCCTGCGGATGTGGATCGTGAAGGAGCGGCTGGCGAGGAACATCAACAAGGAATGCGCCCACCTCTCCACGTGGCACGTGAAGAGCAAGCGGACTGCGCCGGATGGCTCCACCTACAACGAACTGCTCTGCGGGCGATGCGGCCACACGGTGCAGAGCTTGGCGGCGTGATCATGAGCTTCAAGGAGATGAAGAAGGCTTGGAAGGAGAAGATGCCGCCTGAGTTGCCGGTGGTGATGCGGACCTACATCGAGGAGGATGCCGTCTACTACGAGGTCCGAGTCTCGTTCGACGGGAGGGGCCGCTTCCCTGAAGGCAAGGACGAGGCCACCGTGTGGAAGAAGCGGGTGCCCTTCGGCAAGACCGACCGGAACGTGGCGGGCGGTTGGGACTTCCGCGAGGCCGCGCAAGACCAGCAGCGGTTCGCGGACGCGTGGGTGGAGTTCATCAAGGAGAGGAAGTGATCATGGCTGACAGCAAGCAACATCTGGTGCTGCACACGCAAAGCGGCGCCATCCGGGTCGAGGCGGGGCTGGTGCTCTCGGAGGAGATGGTGGAGGCGCTGGAGATCACCATGGACGAACTGCTCCGACTCCGGAGAGAGCGGGACGTGCTTGGGCCCGACTACTACGCCCTGCTCTTGCGGAAGGGGCTGGTGCGATGATCTCCCCCGTCACGGACAAGTCCATCTCGTGCGGCGGCCATTGCTGCAAGGACTTCCTCCTGCCCATCGGCCCCGAGGAACTCATCGTGGACAGGGCGAGGGTGCTTGCTGGCGCGGAGAGCCGCTGGCAAGACGGCAAACTCATCCACGAGATGCTCATCTGGCTGGGCGAGTACCCGGAGCAGCCGAGCACGCTGCTCAACCCGATCAAGGAGAACCGTCAGCACTACACGTGCAAGTTCCACGGTGCGGACGGGCGCTGCACCATCTACGAGCGGCGGCCCCACTTCTGCCGGTCGTACCCAGATGACAACCGCTGCCGCTACCACGCGTGCAGCCGCAACTCGTGGGTGCAGCGGTGGAAGGTGACGCGGCCGATCTACGTCGCCGCCTACGGGCTCGCGATGCGCGTGAGCGATTGGTGGCGGCGCACGCGCTACTGGAAGGTCGCCCGTGCCCTCCGCAAGATCAAGGAACCCGACATCTGCAAGAAGGTGGTGGACCCGTGACCAGCGATGAGGGCGTGTTCACCCGGTGCAGCGAGTGTGGAAGCTGGGCCGAGGCGTGCATCAACGACACGCCGCAGCCTGACTGCGGATGCCAGCGGTGCCTCCGCGCCAAGCTCGCGGCATTGGAGCGGTCGAGGGACGACCACCGGCTTGCCGAGGCGGCAGCGTGGCGCCAGCGAGCGGAGATGCGGGCAGAGAAGGACGACGTGGAGAAGCGGGTCAAGGAGGTGGAGCGGCTGAACAAGCGGCTGACCGAGCAGCGCGATCATGCGCGGGGTAAGCTCGCGGCCGAGTTGCGCCGCATCGAGCGACTGAGCCTGCTGGCACGAGCGTCTCAGTCCCGCGTCCACAATGCCCGTGTGCTCCGCGCCCACAACCGGAAACTCGCCACCGCCATCCGTGCTCTGGTGTCGGTGGTCGAGTTGTACTACGAAGTGACGATCAACCCCGACCGCGAGGCGGCGATGGACTCCGCGAAGGCCGCGCTCCGACCATAGGAGATCACGTGAAAGCCCGACACGCCAAGAAGCTGCTCAAGCAACTCGCCATTCTCCACCTCGCTCCCGGGGACGTGATCTTCTGCTCGCTCCCGCTGCACATCACGTCGGAGACGATGCGCGTCACCCGGGCGAAGCTGATGGGCATCTTCCCCGGCCACAAGGTGCTGGTGGCCCACGACGGGATGACGCTCTCTGCCGTCCGAGAAGGCGAGGGGCCGAATGGGGGCTAGGCCGCTGACGCTCCGCTGCACCGCCTGCAAGCGGGCGCGGGACTGGCAAGGCAACGAGACCGGAAGCTGCACCAACCTCGTCGCCACCGGGCGCACCAAGGTGGTGGCGAAGTACGGCCGGTTCCTCAACGTCACCCTGTACGAGATCAAGCACACTTGCGGCCACGTGATGTGGTCGAGCCACAGCCAAGCGAAGAACCGCTATAACCTCTGGAAGGAAGAGAACCGATGACCATCGATTCAACACTCTGTGCAGCCTGCGGCCACCTCAAGCACATCGGCAAGACCGCGTGCGACGTGCGGATGGGGGACGACTCGGAGGTGGCCTACTGCCCCTGCAACGACCGCTTCGCCATGAAGGCCGACGCCGGGAAGCCGCGCTTCGACCTGATCCCGCCCTACGCCATGCTGTGTCTCGCGCAGATCTACGAGTACGGGACGCGCAAGTACGAAGCCGACTCGTGGCGGAAAGTCCCAGACGCGCTCCGTCGCTACGAGCGGGCGGCCCAGTCCCACTACAACGCGTGGAAGCGAGGGGAGAAGCTCGACGCCGAGAGCGGGCTCCCCCACCTCTGGCATTACTTGTGGAACTGCGTTGCAATGGTCGAGTTGGACGCGCCCTGATAGAATGCCTGAGTCGCACCCCCTGCGACGGGAGGATTCCCATGATGAAGCAGATCAAGAAGGCGGCAGAGGCGATGCAGAAGGACAACATGAAGCTGCGTCGGTACACGCGAGGTGTCCTCGCGTGGCTCGGGGCGACCGCGCTCCAGATGACGGCTGTCGGTCCGGACGTGATGATGACGTGGACGCCCAAGCGGTGGGTCATGGGCTTCCTCGCCTCCGGGATCGTCGGCATCGTCGGGCTGATCAATCTGGGCGAGAAGAACCAGACCGACTCGGCCAGCACCGATCAGTCCAAGCAGCCCGCCCCGTGAACGAGGGCAAGACAACGCCGAAGGGCACATCGCGTGGGGGCGCGGTGTGCCGTCACCCTGTCGAGTGGGTCAAGGTGGCGTCGGTGTACGAACTGAAGGGCACCAAGAAGGAACGGCTCTTCGCGAAGGCGATGTGCCGGAAGTGCGGACGAGAACTGATGCGGTGCGTGAAGTAGTCTAGCGGAGCAATGGAGATCACCTTGAAATTCTATCTGTTCAAGTCCAACACCAAGAAGTTCAGCGAGCCCTCCTACAAGGCGTTCATCCGGCAAGCGCGCCAGTACGAGGTCCCTACTCGTGCGGAGGAACTGGCCCTCTTCCGAAGCTACGCGGCAGAGAAGGCGCCCCGGGTGCGCGAGGAGATCATCAATCGGAACCTCCGACTTGTGGTCTCCGTGGCCTCACGCTACGCCGCCGCAACCGAAGGCCACGCCCTCATGGACGCCGTGCAAGACGGCTGCATCGGCCTCATGCGCGCCATCGAGACGTTCGATCCCGAGAGAGGCGTTCGGTTCCTGTCCTACGCTGTCCCGTGGATCCGCGTCCACGTCGGGCGCGGCGTGGTGCAGCACAAGGGGCTCGTCACCGGGGCGAAGGGGAACACCATCGGCCGAGTGCCGTCGCCGCCTGTGTACTCGCTGGATCTGCTTCAGCGGCAGGACGACGGGGGCGCACACACCCCCGACTTCCTCGTCCGAGATCACGAACTGCAAGCCGCGTGGAGCCCGGAGAACCAGATCGTCGCCAACGACCAACAGGTCCGAGTGCGGGAGGCGCTCCGCTTCGCGGTGAAGGGGAAGAAGGACAAGATGGCCCACGCGATCATCAACCGGCGCCTGCTCGCGGACGAGCCCGAGACGCTGCAAGAGATCGGGGACACCTTCGGCGTGAGCCGCGAGCGCATCCGGCAGATCGAGAAGAAGACGGTGCAGCGCGTGAAGAAACTCTTAGAGCGGGCGGGGGTGGCCGCGTGACCCCCGTTCTTTGCCTCGTGTTCTTCCGGCATGATCCGTCGAGCGGAGCGCGCAGCGCGGCTGGGAGGTTGTGCTCCACGCACGCGCAGGAGTGGGACGCATCCCCGGAAGCTCGGCGCTTGCGCGCCGCCCTCAACGCCACCAACCCGCGCCTCGACGGCGCGTGCCTCATGGACTTCGCGAACAGGGTTCAAGCGGAGGAGCGGAACAGCCGACTAGCGACCGCTGCCTCCAACCAGCTACAATCTGTCTAACCGGCCAAGGAGGCCAATCATGGCGAGGCGGTGCTGGCGCTTTTGGGGTGAGACCGTTGAGGAACGGTTTTGGTCCCGTGTCGAGAAGCGCGGTCCGATCATGCCGGGAATGAGGACAAGATGCTGGATCTGGACAGGGCCGAGAAGTCTCGGGGGCTACGGGCGGGTCCGTCTGACGGTTGGTGGGCCATTAGAGGGCACTAACCGTGTGGCACTCAGCCTGAAGCTCGGGCGGTTGCTGCTTCCTCACGAACAAGCGTTGCATAGGTGCGACAACCCGCAGTGCGTTAGGCACTTGTTTACGGGCTCCCCCAGGAGCAATGCTGTGGATCGGCAGCAGAAAGGCCGGGGTAACACGCCGCGTGGTGAGCGGCACGGGAGAGCAAAGATCACCGAAGTTGTCGTAAAGAAGATCCGACAGGAGTACAAACCCAACGCAGTTTCTTGCCGCGCCCTCGCCACCCGGTACAGGCTTGCCCCCATGACGGTGCATCGCATTGTAACGCGTGAGTTGTGGCGACACGTGGCGTAAGGAGATCAATATGGCCCGAGTTCAAAGCTACAGCGGCAAGCCCTTCGTTTCGCGCGCTGCCATCGGTGCGACGACTGTCGAGGTCGTCTTCCCCAACCCCACCAAGCCCACCACCCCGGTGGGGAACGTGAGCGTTCGCCCCGGGCACGCGGTGTCGATCTGGGTGCAGGCCACGGGCGCTGCGCTGCAAGTCTGCTTCGACGGGGACTTCGCGACCAACTACTACACCATCCCGATCAACACGGCGACGCGGTTCACCGTGGACTGCGAGCGCATCTGGATCAAGGGCGTGGCGTCCTCCGTCTACGAACTGGTCGCGGAGATCTCGTACTAGGAGGCATCATGTCGGACGAAGGACAGCGGCGGGTAAACCTCAAGCTGCCCGAGGAGCTTCATCACCGGATGCGGGTGCTTGTGGCGAAGCGGGCAACAACCGTGCAGGCGTTCCTCACGGACCTCATCGAGAAGGAGGTCAAAGAGTCGCCGCGCGCCCCACGCTTCAAGGAGGGTCAAAGATGACCACGCTCGTGTTCCAACGGCCGGTGGTGTGCCCCTGTGCTTACTGCTTCCGGGAGATCAACGACCCGGAGGCAGAGTACCCCTCCACTGTCCGTGGAACACCCGACAAGGACTGGCTGACCGTACAGGTCGCCCGCCTGTCGGACTCCATCGACGACGAGGTCTCCTTCGGTCCGGTGCGAGGGGCGAAGATCCCGCTGTGCATCGCGTGCCGGGATGCGCTCATCGTCACCCTGCACCCGGACTGCGTGCTGGACTACCGAGACGGGGGCAGCACCCCTAAGATCGTTACGGGGCGCGAGGTTTGCTAAGGCACTTGCGTCATTGATTACTTCGTGGGATCATCCGTCCATGAAGTTGAGAGCGGAGCAGCGGGTATCTGTGGAGGAGCAAGACATCGCAGCGTTGCGGGCGTTCCACGTGTGCCCGCACGCCCGGGTGGTCGCCGTATTGAGGAACGGCGCACCACTCTTCTTCGACAGCCCCGTTGATATCAATCTGGCGGTGCCAGAATACTGGCACTCTGGTCTGAAGTTCTACACGCCGTCATTCGTTTTGGGCGACGGCTCGTGGTGGCGTTGGATCCGGGGGCTCCATGGCGGGAAGATATCTTACGCTTCCAGACCTAGCGAAGATGGCTGATCGGTTTTGGGCTAAGGTCAACAAGGGCGGGCCGATCATGCCGGGGATGAAGACCTGCTGCTGGCTGTGGATGGGGGACACGAATGGAAAAGGGTATGGCTCCCTTACAACGGGTGGAAGAGGGCGGCGGTTGCGGGTGGCGGCACATCGGCTTTCTTGGATGCTCCGCCACACGACTCTGCTGCCCTCGACTACGGTGGTGATGCACCGTTGCGACAACTCGATGTGCGTGCGGCATCTGTTTACCGGCACGCAGCAAGACAACGTGGCCGACATGGTCAAGAAGGGTCGGCAGCAGCAGGGCAAGCAGCATTGGCTTCGACGTAGGCGGTGTGCGGGCCGCGAGCACATCGCCAAGATGAATGAGGCGCGGTTAGCGAATCTAGGGTACAGGGTCACCAAGTCTCACATCCAAACGGAAGAGGAGTAACACCATGGCAGCTTTCAAGCCCGTGAAGCCGGAGCGTGGTTCGATCAAGACCGAGGGCTTCTACTTCACGTCGATGCGGTTCCCGGTGGAGCAGGCGAAGAAGATCTCCCGCCGCGCCAACGCCTACGGCCTGTCCTTCAGCGAGTACGTGCGGCAGGCGGCCGACTACTCGATGGCGGCCGACAAGGTCGAGGTGAAGGGCGTCAAGGCCGACGAGGCGATCAAGATCTCGGCGGGGACGACGAAGGACTACAGCGGGAAGAAGGCGGCCAAGAAGGCGGCCAAGCCCACCGCGAAGCCCGCCGCCAAGAAGGCCAAGAAGGTCGAGGAGGAGGAGGTCGAGGAGAAGCCGGTCAAGAAGGCCGTCAAGAAGCCTGCCCCGGCCGCCTCCAAGGTCGTCGCCAAGAAGGCCAAGAAGCCCGCGCCCCCGCCCGACGAGGACGAGGTCGTGGAGAGCGAGGAAGAGGTCGTTGACGACGAGTAACGACCCACTCCGCCCCACCCGGCCACGGGGTCCGGTGATGGGGAAGAGCGCCCGAGGCGGCACCCGGCTCCTCCCGGGTAGCTGCTAGGTGCGTTCGGGAGGGCGGCCCGCGAGGGCCGCTCTCTTTTTGTCTTCACGCCTGATATCGTAGCGGTCTCGGTTTCGCGGTTGCCCTTTTGCGATGGAGATCACCATGCGCCTCACCCACAATCTCAGCCTCTCTGTGACGAGCGACAACTCCCTTCTCGACGTGGCGGTGGAGCGCAACGCCCGCTCGGAGGCGAGCAACCTCTTCATGGAGCACACGCACCGGCACTACGCGCTCGGCCCCAACACGCAGATCAACGTGGCGCACGATCTCGGGGACATCCTCGCGATGTACGTTCGGACCACGAAGCAGATCAAGTTCACGCTGGACGGGACCGGCCCCAACCCAACGGACGAGACCTACCGGGCGGCTTCCGTGCTCTCGCTGACGCCCCCTGCGGTGGCGGGTGGGGCTACCGGGGCCACCAACGACGCGGTGTTCTTCGTGGCGGGCGGGCTCGTCTGCCTCGATCTCACCATCTTCAACCCGAGCGCCACGGAGACCGCCGAGGTCGAGGTCTTCTACGGCACGGGCGCGGTGGTGTGACCATGAGCACGGTGCTGCGAAGGATCAACGACAACAGGCTCGCCTTCTTGTGCCCCGGGTGCAACGAGGAGCACGTCATCAGCTACGGCCCGGGGGAGACGTGGGGGTGGAACAGCAGCATGACCGCCCCGACATTCACGCCCTCTGTTCTGGTTCGCAGCGGGCACTACGTGGACGGCCAGCACCCGTGCTGGTGCGACTACAACGCCGCGCACCCGGGGCACACGGGGATGCTGTGCTACATCTGCCACTCGTTCGTGACGGACGGGCGGATCCAGTTCCTTGGGGACTGCACGCACAAGCTGGCGGGGATGACGGTTGATCTCCCCGAGTGGCCGAAGACAACTCCGGAGGCGTCATGAGCATCTGTTCGGACTGCAAGCTGGTGAAGGGTGTCACGTGCTGCGAGGTGTTCGTCGGTGACGCCCCCTCGATGCCGTTGTCCCTGCCCGAGGTGATGAAGATCTCAAAGGCGATGGGGCTCAAGCCGCACGAGTTCATCGTGGTCGATCCCATCGACCCCTACGACGCCAGCGAGCAGGAGATCCTCTCCCCGGTGTTCAAGTCGCTGCTCACCGGAGATGCACGCACCCGGCTCCGGACGGTCCCGGTCGAGGGCAACCGGGAGATCGAGCGGTGCGTGTTCCTTGGGGAGCAGGGCTGCAAGCTGGCGAAGAGCGACCGCCCCCACGGGTGCCGCCTCTACCCGTTCGCGTTCAACAACTCCCTCTCCAAGAGCGAGCAAGGCGGGCTGGTGCGCTTCCCCACGGGCAGCTTGTGCCTCGCGGTGGAGCAGGCCCCGACCGACGACATGAGGCTCTCCGCGCTGCTCGGCACCAACCGGCGCGAACTGACGATGATCGGAGAACAGCAAGAGAAGGACGCAGCGACCCACAAGCGGCTCATGACCAAGGAGTGATCCCCGTGAAGAAGGCAGCGGCAGGAGTGGCGGTCCTCAAGGACCGGAAGACGAAGGTACAAGTGGCGGTGCAGCGCGCGGGCGTGGTGGGGGCCTACCAGCGGATCCCGGTGGACTCCATCGAGGCCAACCCGTGGAACCCCAACATCCTCCCTGCGGAGTCGATGACCAAGCTCCGGGTGGGCGTGGCCGAGATGCTCCGGAAGCACGGGTCCATCCCGCCCATCATCGCCCGCCCGCACCCTGATGACCGGAACAACCGGTTCCAGATCATCGACGGGGAGCACCGCTGGCGCATCGTGCGCGGCGAGAAGGGGAATGATCGTCTCGCGGAGGAGATCGACGCGTTCATCATCGACGTGGATGATGCGCTCGCCAAGCGCCTCACGCTGAACCTGAACTACCTCCGAGGCGAGCCCAACGAGGCGAAGGAAGCGGACATCCTCTCCGACCTCGTGAAGGCCGGGTGGAAGCCCGAGGAACTGTCCGAGTCGCTCTACATGGACACGCAGACGATCCTCGACACCCTGCTGGCCTACGACAAGAACGACGCCATGATGGAGGTGCTGCGGCAGGAGAGCACCGACAGCGCGGCCAAGGGGAAAGAAGAGGACAGCGAGATCCTCGACGACGACGTGTTCTTGGAACTGACCTTCAAGGTCTCTGGGGCGCAGGCGAAGGTCATCGAGAAGGAGATCGAACGCATCGCCTCCAAGCTCAAGGGGCGGAACACCCGGGGCCGCTCGATGGAGTTCATGGCGGTGCAGTCGTCGCAGACCCGCCTTCCGGATGATCTGGTGTAACCCATGTTCATCTTTGGCGAAGAAGCCTCGATCCCGGAGAAGCGGCAAGTCTGCGGTGTCGCCACCAACCGTTGCGGCGGGTGCCCGCTCTACAAGGACAACGGCGGCGTGTGCGGCGGGTGCAACCAGCATTGCGAGACCAAGGTCTGCAACACGCAGTGCGGTACGTGCGGCGGCCACGAGCCCGAGTACGTCGGGGCCATCTGCTGCAAGAGCCCGCTCAAGGAGGTGGCGCTCCTCTCCGTGGACAAGGAGTACGCCTTCAAGAAGGTTGACCCGATCATCCCCGCGCACAAGGCGGTGCTGGTGGTCATCGGTGGCAAGTCGTCGGTGTGCCCCAACGAGTCGCCCTACGATGCCGGGTGGGACACCATCGCGGTGAACCTGCGGCACGTCTGGTCCGCGAGAGGCGGCTGGTACAGCCAAGACCTCAAGGACTACATGATGATCCCGAAGGAGAAGAAGCTCGTCCTCCTCACGGCCATGTACGACGGGGTGCTGGACGCGGCGTGGAAGCAAGACCTGTTCGATGGGTTCAAGGAGGTGGGGTTCGACTACTGGGCCCCGCTGGTCTTCTCCATCTACGGCACCTCCCCGTCGATGTCCCAGTGGTGGAACCACAAGCGCACCGAGTACAGCCTTCACGCTTCCGGCGGTCACTTCTGGGCCGGGGACATCGTGGCGGCCGACTTCGGGCGGGCGAAGGAGCAGTACCGGAAGGCGATGACGGCCGTACCGAACGTCATCGTCAACATGCAGTTGCTCGGGACCTCAGAGGCCGACCTCCGGAACCTCTACGTCTGCCTTCGCCGCCTCCACGAGTTGATGCCGCCCCACGGCGTGCTCTGGCTGACGGGCGTTGGGAACAAGCGGATCCTCAAGATGGCATTGGTCGCCGCTCCCGGCCGGGAGGTCGTCACCACCAGTACGGCCCCGTGGATCATCCCCCACAAGGGCAAGCTGTTGACGCGGGAGGGGAAGATCGAGCGGCTGCGTGATCGCCCGAAGAAGGAACTGCTCTTTGAAAGTCAGCGCAACTTCTTGGACATGGTGGACGACTGCCATGCAGAGGTCGCGAAGCTCCAAAGCATTGTCAATCCCGCACCGACCCGGTATCCTTCTGCTCTGAAGACCGGGAAGGCATCGAAGCCCCCCACACGGAGGTAACACCATGGCGAAGAAGAAGAAGGCCCCGAAGGCGAACAAGAAGAAGAAGGCGACCCGCTCCGAGGCGAAGCCGTCGAAGCGCGGCACCCCGGGTCGCGGCGCGGGCTCTGGCGGCAAGCCGGGCGTCCCCGCCCCGAAGCGGAAGGCCGGTGCCGCTGGCGTCATGGCGAAGGTCGCCGCCGCCCAGAAGAACAAGAAGGCGGGCAGGAAGTAGGACGCCCCGTCCCCACCCTAACTGGACTGCGGGACGGGGCGGTGTCGTCTAGCCGCTCCGTCCTTGTGCCCTGAGAGGGCTTCGTCATGTACGGTGTAGGACTCAACGAAGTGATCAACTCCGTTCTCCAGAAGGATCTGGAGGAGGAGGACGCGCGGGTTCGACGGGAGCGGGAGGAACGGCGGTTGCTGGCCCTCCAACAGACCGTGGACACGGGCGTGATCGTGGGGACAGACGCCCTCGTTGCTCGCATCGCGAAGGGCGTGGAAGAGAAGCTGGGCATCACGGAGCCCGAAGTCAGAACCGGACCTGTCGAAATCGAACTGGAGGCGCCGATCAATGCAACAGCCCACTTCCCAGCCCCTCCCCGACTCGGTTCCGCTCCAAAGTAGGACGAGGGAGTACGAGTGCCCGTCATGCGGGGCTCGTTACCTCGCGAAGAGCAGCGCGTGCCCCTTCTGCAAGTCGCACGGCGCCACGAAGGGCGAAGAGATCACCAAGAAGATCGTGGACGACTCCGATCTCTACAAGTAGGGGGAGCACGTGTCCGAGACCACCATCAAGCCGGTATCCGTCCGTGACCTGTTGAAGGGTGGCCCCGGAGCCATCGACGGGCGCTTCAAGCTCACGCTCATTCGCGGGGCGGAAGCGCCCTCCGCGTCCAACTGGATTCTGGACGAGGCGGTCGAGAAGTTCCAAGCCAGCCTCAAGGGCAACGTGGAGATCGCGGAGTACGACCTCTCCCGGATGCACATCGCCCCGTGCGTGGGGTGCTATGGCGGTGGCGGGCGGGTGTGCTACCTCCCCTGCGACCGCAACGACATCGAGTCCGACATCTACGACCCCAAGGACGAGATGCTGAAGATCCACGACTCGATCAAGGAGTGCGATGCGCTCCTCGTCGGGACGGACGTGCGGTGGAGCCAGCCCGCGCACTTCACCTCGCTCTTCATGGAGCGGCTCAATCCGTTCGCGAACCTCGCGCAGGCGGGGCGGCCCATCCTCAAGCCCAAGCCGTGCGCGGTGGTGGTGGTGAACGGTGACATCGGGCTCGCGGGCGGCCTCATCGCCGGGCTCAACGCCGCTGGCTTCATCCTGCCGCAGCACGGGTACGTGTGCTGGCGGCTCCCCCGCTTGATCACTCGCGACGGGGCGCGCAGCGCGTACAAGAAGGCCAGCGACCTCCACCGGGACATCGGTCTCGTGGTGGATGACCTCATCAAGACCGGCAAGCGCGAGTGATCGCGGCGCCTCAACTCAGCAACAGGAGAGTCACATGAGAGAACTCGACTTGGAGTACATGGCCGATCTCAACCCGGAGTCGAGGATCTACAAGGCGCTGGCGGGGAAGGCGAAGCCCAAGAAGGCGGAGGTGAAGAAGCCCCGCTCGCCCTCCACCGCCCAGAAGCCGGGAGCCAAGGCCAAGGGCACGGGCGCGAACCACAGCCCGCTCATGGCCGAGGTTCGGAAGCAGATGATGACCGCGCCCCACCCCGACTCCAAGCTCAAGGCCGTGCAGCACGGCGGGGGCTCCGCGTTCCACCACAGCAAGCTCTCAGAAGCGGCCGGTGAGGACGTGCGGAAGATGGCGCTCGACTCCCACCACTCCGATCACTTCCTCCAGCAAGTCCGCGCCAAGCACGGCGACAAGGTGAAGGATCTCTCGGACGGCCAGATCAGGAGTGCCTACCACACCACCGGGCTGCGGCAGTCGCTCGTGGTTGGTGATCTCAACAAGGCGCGGACAGCCGGTCCTCACGTCGGCTGCGACACGTGCGGCACCATCCTCCCGATGGCAGACGCGAAGAAGGTGACCTCGCCCACGGGCGGGTCGCACCACCTTTGCCCCGGGTGCGCTCAGCCGAAGATCAACAAGGCCGTGGGCGAGGCCGTCTCCGGTGGCAACCGTGGCCGCCGTCAGGCTCCGCTGGCGAACCACATGGCCGCCGCCAAGACCCGGGGGAGCGCCGCGCATCACGGGCTCGCCACCTTCGTCGGCGCGCATCCGCACGAAGTGAAGGCGCTCGCACAGACCTCCAAGTCCCCGGAGCACTTCCACGCGCAGGCGGTGGCGAAGTGGCCGAAGCTCAAGGGGCAGAGCACCCCGCACATTCACAGCGCCTTCGAATCGGGGCGGAACCTCGCCAACAGCCTCTCCGACAATGATCTGGAGAAGGGGCGCAACTACGGGACCACCCCGATTCACACGAGCAAGCTGCGCGCCGCCCGCGTGAAGGCCGCCTCGACCGGCCTCAAGTACGGCGGGAGCCACGAGAGCAACGCAGGCTCCAGCATCGCCCGGTACGGTCGGACGTGGACCTCCCCGCACGGCACGTACCACTCGCGCACCCGGGGGCTCAACAACGAGCACGTCCACTTCACCCCCAAGGGGACGAACACGCCTGTCCGCGTCGGCAGCGGCCGGGGCTACGGGGTCAACGACTCGCACGCGATGGAGCACGCGATCCACGAGCACCACAACTCGCTGCACGCGGGGAAGGCCAAGAAGTCGCTGGACGACAATGATCTGGCGAAGGGGCTGAAGTGGAAGGACGGAGAGGCCAGCACCTCGCACGGCTTCTACAAGCTCACCTCGTCTTCGATGGGCCACTACGCCGAGTACCGGCCGAAGACGGCAGCGCAGGGCTGGAAGAAGGCCCCGGCTGGCGGCAAGGAGTGGTCAACCCCCGCGCACGCGACTCCGGAGCACGCGCAGCGCGCTGCGGGGCTCCACCACCGTTCGATTCGGACCAGCATGATGGGGAAGACCCCAACCAAGAAGTCGGAGGCACACATGGGTGATCTGGAGAAGGGGTTCTTCCCCAAGAAGCCGCGCGGCACCCGCTGGGCCTCGCTGGGGCACCACAAGCTGCCCGAGTACAAGGACGCCCGCCCGCACCCATACGAGCACGTGAAGGCGCTCAAGGCGGCCGGGATCAAGGCCAAGCTGGGGGAGAGCCACTTCGTGGATCACAAGCATCTGCTGGTGGAGCACGGCAAGGTGGGAGCGGCCACGAAGATCATCGGCAAGCGGAACGTCTACCGCTCGCTGGAGGCCCCCGATCTGGAGAAGAGCAAGTCCATCACCCTCCTCGACGCCATCGACCTGATCGAGAAGAGCGAGACGACCGCCAAGCACAACCGGGCCATCGGGCACACCAGCACCGGCAAGGCGATCCACCACGACGGGGCCTACCACACCGACTTCACCACCGAGGAGCACGAGGAGGCCGAGGAGACCCACAGCAAGCTCGCAGACGCCTTCAGCCGCATCTCCTCGCGGTGGAGCGACGGCAACGGCGGGCTCCCCGTGGCCTCGCGCAAGCACGTGCAGAAGATGGCCGATCACCATCGGTCGATGGCGGCGGGCCACAGCCGGAAGGCGCACCCGCCCGGTGCGAGCCCCTCGTTCGTGAACCAGACCAAGATCCCGGCGCACTTCGGGATCGAGGAGACCACCAAGAAGAGCCTGTTCAACGAGGGCAGCGGCATGGGCGGCGTCCCGCTGTCGGCCGCTCGTGACCTCACCACCACCAAGCGGATGGGGTAGTTCACATGGCCGTTCCTCGCTCGATCACAGACATGGTCGTCGGTCCCGTGCGAGAGCCCGAGCCGATGATCTCCAAGGCGGGCTTCGCGGACGGGCTTCCCGGCCCGGGGATGGTGCCGAAGTCATGGTTCACCGACCCCTTCCAGATGCTCGACCAGATGGGGCTGGGGTACAAGACCAGCCCCTCGACGCTCTCCTACGAGGTTCTCTCCCAGATGTCGGAGAAGAACGTCGTCATCGCGTCCATCATGCAGACGCGGATCAATCAGGTGTCCGCGTTCACCCAGCGCCAGATGAACAAGTACAGCGTCGGGTTCAAGGTGCGGCTCAAGGACGCCCGCAAGAAGATGTCCGATGGCGAGCGCGACCGGGCGCACGAGATCGAGGAGATCCTCCTCCACACGGGGGCGGGGAGCGGCTTCGGCCGTGACAACCTCGACACCTTCGTGCGGAAGGTGACCCGAGATCGACTGGCCTACGATCAGGTCTGCGTCGAGAAGGTGCCGACCAACTCCGGTCGGCTTCATGCGTTTTACGCGGTGCCCGCCGACACCATCCGGCTGGCGGCTCCGCGTCGGAAGAAGGGCACGCCGCTGGAGGGCAAGGCTGCGGCCGACCTCCCGTGCTACGTGCAGATCATCGACGGCAACATCGCCGCCGAGTACACCCGGCGCGAGATGGCGTTCGGGGTCGCGAACCCGCGCACCAACCTCCGGGTCCACGGGTACGGCTTCTCCGAGTTGGAGATGCTCATCACCACCATCACCTCGCACCTCTGGGCCGAGGAGTGGAACCGCAAGGCGTTCTCGCAAGGGTCGGTGATCAAGGGCATCTTCAACGTCAAGGGGAACATCCCCGGGACGCAGTTCGAAAACTTCAAGCGGCAATGGATGGCACAGGTCAGCGGCGTGTCGAACGCATGGCGCACGCCGTTCCTCAACGCGGAGGGCATCGAGTGGGTGCCCCTCCAGCCGTCCAACACGGAGATGGGCTACGGCCAATGGCTGGAGTACCTGATCAAGGTGGCGTGCGCCATCTACCTCATCGACCCGGCCGAGATCAACTTCGACACGCGCGGTGGACCCGGCCAGCAGCCGATGTTCATGAGCACGAACGAGGCCCAGCAGAAGATCTCCAAGGACCGGGGCCTCCAGCCGCTCATCCGGTTCTTCCAGAACTTCTTCAACGAGCACATCATCCCGGAGATCGACCCACGGTTCGAACTGTGGTTCGTCGGTCTCGACGCGCAGTCCGAGGGGCAAGCCATCGAGCTTCGCCTCAAGGAACTCCAGAGCTACAAGACGCTCAACGAGGTCCGTGCCGAGGATGATCTCCCGCCGATGAAGAACGGGGACATCCCGATGAACCCCGTCTACACCTCCTACCTTGGGCAGAAGGAGATGCAGGCCCAGCAGGCGGCGGCCGGTGGCGCTGCGGGCGGCCCTCCGGGTGCCGGTGGCGCTCCTCCGGTCCCCAACGGTGAAGAGGATCAGCAAGCCCCCGAGGCGTTCGGCGGGATGTTCGAAGGCAAGAACGGGCCGAAGCCACACGGACAGGTCGAGGCCGGGGTGAAGCAGCACCTCCTCGCGTCGAACAACCGCGCCAAGGCCAAGCCGCCTCCGTCCGATGAGGATCAGGAGACGGCCGCCCCGTGGGAGTTCACCGTGAGGGCTTCAATGGCGAGCAGGCGGTCACCGCTCACCGAGGACATCAGCAAGGCGCTGGCAGAACTCGATGACATCGGGTTGACCTGATGCTCCGCGCCTACAAGATCGTCGGAACGCTCGCGAAGGCGCGGACCCCGGGGGCGCGCAGCGCCAAGCACGACTACGTGGCGATCCTCCACGTGCCGTCGCACGGCTCGCACATGGCGTACACGCGCTACCTCTACGCCTCCGAGCTTGCCCAGATCCACACCATCTACGCGCGCTACATCCGGCTGGGGATCGGGGTGCGGCTGGAGTTGTCGCCGCAGTCGCCCTACACCTCCATCCCAGAGTTGATCCAAGCCTCGACCAGCGCCGCGCTCCCGCGCGGCCACAACACCGGGGCGCTCTCCTACAAGCGGGGGGTGTTTGATCCCTTCGCGACCCCCAAGCCGCAGACTGTCGCCGCTGACCCGGACCTCGCCGCCGAGGACCCGTCCAAGGCTGCGACCCTCCCCGGCCGGAAGGTGCTGGAGGAGCGCGTCGCCAACTTCGACGCCAAGAAGGTGACGAAGGAGGGGGCCACCAAGATCGTCAGCAAGGTGGGCGAGTCCGACCTGATGAGCGAGGGCGTGGACAAGCGCGCCGACGAGATCGCCGTCAAGATGGACGAGGTGGAGGGCGAGATCAAGAAGCTGAAGAAGGAAGTCAGCTACCTCTACCAGAAGGAGAAGAAGGCCAAGGAGGACGGCGGGAACTGGTACGCGCTCCAGACCCAAGGCGGGGCCAAGAAGCGGGCGCTGGTGGAGCGCGAGGCCGCGCTGAAGAAGCTGGGAGCGGAGCTACTCCAGCGCCCCACGGGCTGGCGGGTCGCGGAGATGGAGCGCCTCCGAGGGAAGTGGAGGCGGATCAAGCTCGACGCCCAGAACGAGAAGAAGTGGGGCGAGAAGGGGCGGCCCAACTGGCAGTCGAGCCCCGAAGCCGATGACGTTCGCCGCCGGATGAACCGGCTGCGCGGAAGCTCCATCGAGGCGAAGCCCGAGGGCGGCACCGCGTTCGGCACCGGGCAGGGCAAGATGACGGTGATCGGGGCGCTGGAAGAGTACGAGGACGTGGACCCCACCACCGACCCGATGGGCTACCTCCTCACAGACGGCTGGCACAAGGTCGGCACCGACAAGAACGGGCAGCCGATCAACGACTTCACGACCAAGGAGAGCAATGCTCTCCTTTCGGTGTACTTGCCGATGGGCGAGCGCATCCTCCGTGGGCGGGTGTGGAAGTACGCCAAGACCGCAGGCTACTTCACCCAGTTCCCCGGGCTCGCCAAGGACGAGGAGTTCCGTGCGGACATGGATGCCACGGTCTACGAGACCATCCTCGACGTGGCGAAGCACTACATCCCGATCAAGGCTGGGGTGAAGCTCGACAACGGGATCACCTTCCCCATGTACCTGAAGTCCACGCTGGAGGGGAAGCTGCGCGAGTTGTTCACGGAGCGGCGGCAGCGGGCCAAGGATGAGGGCGAGTACCTGTCCGTCCCGGTCCCGGGGAGCGCGTCCAAGGAGGCGAGGCAGACCGAGGACGAGTTGAACGCGGAACTCTACGTGGACAATAACCTTGATCCCCGTGGCATCGTTGACATCGCGGAGCACCGCTACATCGACGCGGAGGAAAGCGTTCTGCTCACAGACGCCGAGGAGATCCTCCAGCGGCGCTTGCCGCCCGAGATGTTCACGGTCCTCATGGCGAAGCTGAACATCCGCGAGACCGAGGAGGCGACCGCGACCCCCGGTGGGAAGCTCCCAGCCAAGGCGAAGACGTGGCGGGACGTGGCCGAGGCGTTGCGTGATCGGCACGGCGGCTCCGTCGCTCGCTGGGAGCGGGACGCCCCCGCGTTGTTCGATCAGGCTGTCACCTACCTCCGCGACGAGCGCACCACCAAGCTGTCGGGCCACGAGAAGGCGGCGGTCGCTGCGGGCCTCCGCGTCTACGCCGACATCCTCGCTCACCGGAAGGCGGGGGCGCTCTTCCACGGCTGGCGGCGCGCTCCGAAGGGCAAGACCTCCAAGCCAGAGGCGCTGCACCCGATCCACACCGTGGACGCTAAGATGACCCAAGGGCCGGGTGGCTACGAAGCCAACACCAACCGCCCGCTGCACACCACCGTGCTGGAGGAGATGCAGGCGGTGGAACGGCAGGACAGCGGCAAGGAGCCCCGCGAGCACACCACCCGGGAGAGGATGTCCAGCCTTCCGCACATCGCGTTCTGGATGAAGCCTGAGAACGAGGCGCTCACCAAGAAGCTCGCCCTCCACCTCGCCCCGCGCATCGAGGTGGACAAGAACGGCAAGGAGACGGTGATCCCGCACCCGTTCGACGCCCGCCACTACATCGGGTCGCCCAACATCGTGGTCCCCGGGGCCATCTCGATCCACGCGGAGCGGATGAAGCGCCTGTACGAGGCGCACAAGAAGCTGGAGAAGGTGGACGCGCTCACGCTGCGCCGTGCAGTCGAGCCAGCCGCGAAGATGCTCGACACGATCATGACCCACACCGAGCGGGTCCGCGAGTACACCTTGGACCTCGCCAACTACGAAGATGATCTGGTGGCGTACAAGGAGATCGCGGACCGCTACAAGCGCCGGGGCGTGTCGGTCCCGTCCAAGTACGTCGAGCCCACGCGGCCGACGCTGCCCACCCTCCCGCCGGGGATGACGCCGAAGGACATCCTGCTTCAGTCGGTGAAGATCGGTGAGCAGAAGATCGCACGCATCTCCGGGACGGAGTTGCGGACCATGATCGAGACGATTGCGAACGCGAAAGAGACGAAGAAGAGCTTCCGCACAGACACCATGATTTCCGGGGCGGTCAACCGGCTGGTGAACGAACTGGCTGACTACGAGGCAATCCGTGGCGCGTATCCAATCCGCTGAGAAGCTGATCATCCGTGAGGTCGTCAACGGCGCTCGCGGTCATGGGCATTGGACGGGCCGGAAGGCCCGCACCGCGCCTGTGGCAGCGTCAGACAAGACGGTGGACCCCACGCCGATCAATCAATACTTCGAAGAGGCCCCGGACAACGAGACCACGCAAGACGAGACCATCCCCGACGTGCCGGTGGGTCGCGGCTTCGCGGGCGTGAACGAGACGGACAAGGGCGGGTTCTTCATCGATCTGGAGAAGGCGGCCAAGCCCTACGGCCACACCGCCTACACCCGGCACACCAAGACCGGCAAGCTGGTTCCCGTGAAGGCCAAGGGGATCAAGCTCGCGGCGGCTCCCGCCCCCAAGGGCAAGAGCGACGCGGAGGTCGAGGAGATCGACACAGGGAACTACGAGGACCCTGTCCTCGACAACGAGGCGCTGTCCCGCGCGCTCTCGTCCACCTTCGTGCTCACCAAGGCACAAGGGCTGGATGAGCAGGACCAAGAACTGTACAACAACATCGCCACGTCGCTCGGCTCCAAGCGGAAGGGCGTGCCGCTCGCCGGAACGCTCCTCCGCGAGGCGCTTGGGCGCGCTGTGAACTGGATGTTCATGCGTGACCCCGAATTGTCGGGGAGCACCTTCGATGAAGATGATCTGAACAACGCCTTCGTGGACCTCGTGCAACTGTGGGAGGAGGCGGGCTGTCTCACCGTTCGCCCTCCGGACGAGACGGCGCACCTTCGGGTGTGGTCTGCGAAGAATGATCCCAAGGCGGAGACGCTGTTCAACGCGGGCCTCCAGCCCTACCTCAAGCTCTTCGACTTCTACAAGGCCGATGGCGGGCTGGGGATCCAGACCGACGCGCCCTCCCTGTCGAAGAGCAAGAAGTGGGGCGGGTTCTACTACTCGACCTACAACTTCATCGAGGTCGGTGACGCGAAGAAGAAGGGGTGGGCCGCCTTCGCCCACGAGTTCGGCCACTACCTCGACTACCAGAAGCTCGGCGGCACGGGCACCACCCCGGGGTCGCACGTCAACAAGAAGGTGGTGGCGTTCGTCGCGAAGCTCAAGCGCGGCCCCAAGCATTGCGAGAAGATGGCGTCCATCCGGCGCAATCGGAAGTTCTCTGAGTACGCCAACGGCCCGCACGAGGTCTTCGCCCGCTTCTTCAACGAGTGGTTCTACGGGATGGTCGAGAAGGCGAACGGCGGGAGCGGCACCGGACAGGTCGGTCCCCGGCTGGCCTACGGCGGGTGGGGCGAGTGGTCGGGGACATCAGAGTTCCCGGACCTCTGCAAGGAGCTTGAGGGGATCCTCGACTCGTTCAAGGTGGAGTGGCGGCCGAAGAAGGCGGAGGGCGAGGACCCCGACATGGCGGGGCTCGACAATCTGGATGATCTCGCGGAGTACCTCCCGCTCCGCCTCGCGCACGAGGAGCACGAGCCCCAGCGGCAGTGGCTCCCCTCGTGGAAGCCCGAGTTCGGCTACGCCGGGGGCAAGGTGACCGTCTGGAAGACCGGCCCCGGCGCGTGGGCCGTGACGGTCCCGGGCGGGCGCAGCGGACATCGCGTGGTGGTCGAGCAAGACGGCACCTACAAGTTCAGCCGGTACATGACGGCGGTGCAGCACGCCCAAGTCGCCACGTACCAGAAGCTCTGGCTGAAGGACGAGTCGAACGCCGGGAAGTACACGGCGAAGGCGCTGAAGCCCTACGGCCACAAGGGCTACGTTCGCCACCTCAAGACGGGCAAGCTCGTCCACGTGGACCCGAAGGGGATCAAGCCCGTCGAGCAGGCAGAAGCCCCGGTGGAGGCCCCGGCTCCGTCCGGTTCGATGCCCCGTCCCAAGCCGAAGAAGAAGGTGCAGATCCGTTGGTCGAAGCACATGACCAAGGACCACCCGATCACCATCCACGGCCTCTCCGACGACACGGACCACGACGAGTTCAGGGTCGCGCTCATGAAGGTGTGCGCGGCGAAGAATGTTTCCACTCTCCGTGACTGGAACCGTGCGTTCCACGCCGTCTTCGCCATGAAGTTCAAGGGTAGCGGGGTGGACATTGAAGCCCTCAACGTGCCGAAGCTCGCGGTTGGGGAGTGGAACGCATGGCTCCTGAACGGGCTCGCGTCCGCGCCGACCCCCGGAGAGATCGAGGGGCCCAAGAAGGCGAAGGCGGCGGGACCGGCGCGCTGGAAGACGTGCAAGAACCCGGGCATCGAGTTCCCACCCCCGTACAAGAGCAGGGGGCTCTTCAAGAACAAGACCACCGAGGAGATGGGGTGGGCGCTGGCCCGCTACCTCTGCGCGGAGACGCCGCCGCGCGGCTTCGATGAAGTGTTCAAGAAGAACTTCTGCGACAGCCTCGCGGAGCACACGGGCATGAAGGTGCTGCCGACCGACCTCAAGTTCTTCTTCAAGCCGGTGATCCGGGCGTACCTCCGCCACTCCGTCACCCCGCAGCCGAAGGTTGCAGGGTTCAAGGGGGAGCGGACGCCCAAGACGCATCCAAGGGAGTTTGCGATCATCGACGGCACGCCCGACCGCCTCGCCAACAAGGCGACGCTCCTCGCGGGCCGCATCTTCACGGGGTCCGGGAACGAGGAACTTGACGCGCACAACGAGTTCCGTGGCTCGTGGAGCCCGCCTGCGACTCACGAAGACGTGACGCTCAACGGCACTTCCTTCCCGGCCGGGTGGGAGGCGAAGGGTGGAAAGGTCTGTACCGAGCCGACCGCGAAGTATTACGCCAAGATCAAGGTCCCGAGGTTCGTGAACAAGACGGGCCTCATCTACGTGAACCCCGTCTCGGTTGAAGGGTCCTTGCAGGCGAAGTGGGAACAGGTGGCCGTGTTCGACCGCGCTCACGACAAGATCATGGAGCACGCCAAGCAGGATCTCCACTCGCCCAACAAGCGGACCCGTGAGATCGCGCTGGCGGTGGTGTGCCTCGACACCTTCCACGCCCGCGTGGACGCTGACGCCGGAAAGGAAGGCAAGGACCGGTTCGGCCTCACCTCCCTGCAAGTCCGACACCTTCCGGTGGCGGGCCGAGAGATCCGCTACGCCTACACGGCCAAGGGGTTTGACGAGCACACGTGGCGGAAGGCGGGGCCTGTGGTGGTGGAGAAGCCGTTCCTCGCCGCGCTGGACATCCTCGCCGCGCTCAAGGAAGGCAAGAAGAAGACGGACAGAGTCTTCTCGATCAGCAGCGCGGACATCAACAGCTACCTGCAATCCATCGCACCGGGCGTCAAGGCGCACAACTTCCGGCACTACCACGCGACCAAGTATTTCGTGGGGGTTGTGAAGGGTCAGACCGCGAAGATCCTCAGTCTGCGAAAGCAGAAGGGCTGGGACAAGAAGAAGGCGAACGAAATGCTGAAGCGGATGCTCGTGTACCCCGCCCACAAGCTGGGCCACCGGGTGAACGAGGGTGCGGGCAAGCAAGGGAAGGGCATCACCGGGACCGGCACCGTTCGTGACCAGTACATCAGCCCCGCCGCTCTGCTCCTCGCTATGAACACGCTGGGGATCGACCTCCGCACGCCGCAGCAGAAGAAGGAGCCGATGTTCAATTCTGCCGAGACGCTGGCGAAGGCGCTGCGCGCCTACTTCGACCGCGTCGTGTGGCCGCCCTTGTACGAGGAGCGGCTCGTCACCACCGCTCCGCACCCCCTCGACGGGCTCACCAGCGCCGTCCTCTCTGGGCTCAACAACCCGTTCGAAGAGGTCGAGTAATGATCCCCATCTACCTCGATGAGCGCCGCTTCGTGTTCCAGAAGTCGCTGGTGGAGATGACCGAGGGGGAGCTTGAGGATCATATCCTCAAGGCCCTCCATGGTGGTCGCGCCGAGAAGGAGGGCGTGAAGCCCGGGGACCTCCCCAAGAAGAAGCTGAAGGAGGGGGCCAAGCACGAGAAGGAGCACACCGACGACGAGAAGACGGCCGAGCAGATCGCCGCCGACCACCTCGTGGAGGATCCGGACTACTACCGGAAGATCAAGAAGCTGGAGAAGGGTGGCCCTCCCGACGAGCCCCGGGGCAGCGACGGCAAGTGGACGGCGGAGGGTGGCGAGGGCGAAGCCGAGAAGATCAAGTGGGGCACCTCCGGACTGACCAAGGCCAATCAGGTGTGGCTGGAGGCCAAGCTCGATGAACTCGTGCGGGAGGCTTACGAGAACTACATGGGTCTCTCCCGCTTCCACGCCAAGAACGGGATCAAGCCGCCGAAGGAGCCAAGCATCACCGCCAGCTACCTTGTGGCTGATCTGCGGCAGCGCAACCGCCCGGACGAGATCGACGTGAAGGACGGCCGCCTCCCGCTGATGGTTCACAACACGCTGGAGAAGATGCGGAAGCGGGGCCAACTCCTGTCCACCTTTGGCGAGGGAGCCAACGGCAAGGAGGCCCGGCTCTACGAACCGAACTGGGACTACAAGCCCGCGATCAAGAAGTCGATCTACACCAAGGACAAGGGTGCAGAGTCCAAGAAGCTCGACGCCAAGCGTGCCGCTCCCCGCCAGCCCGCCAAGGCTTCCGGCGTGTCCTCCAGCGGCGGCCGGAAGCAGTACCGCTATCCGGAGGCGAACGCGGCCCGCAAACACAAGGGCGGGGGCGCTGGGGGCCTTCCTGCGGGCGCTCCGGGGGCCGAGGCCCCGGTTCCCCCGGCCAAGCCCGTCGATCCGGGGAAGCTGGCGAGCCTGCTGCACGTCCAAGTCGAGGATCTCCGGAAGCTCGCGGAGCGGCTCCCGGTGAACGGGTTCATCACCCACTTCAAGGTCCACTACCCCACGCTCATGACCCTCCACCGCGTGCCGAGGAACTATCTGGAGGAACTGCACGAGCAACTCGTCCACCGCACTCCACCCGTCGTCAAGGCGCTGCGGGGGCACAAGGCGTACACCAAGCGAGCCCGGTCGGGTAAGATGAGCGTCATCGCGGCACGACCGGGAGAACGGCACATGGATACGGCTCACACCCTGCGGCAGAAGCACGTCCTCGCGCACACCACCTTCAAGCAGACGCCCGTGCCCAAGGAGGATTGGGCCCCGGGCGATGTGATCAAGCACCCGACCATGGGGCTCGGCGTGGTGCAAGGGATGATCCCTGAAGTCAGCGGACTCCTTGCCGTCAGCTTCAACTCGATGAACGAGCAGGCGGCGAAGGAAGATCCCAAGCGCCACGCGGCCCACTTCAAGAAGTACGGCGTCCCGCTCAACACGGTCACCACGGTGGGCTCCGCGTTCGTCACCCGGGTCGGGGTGAAGGCCGGGGGTAGAACCGACACCCTGCGGGCGAGTATCATCAAGCTCGACAAGAAACTCACCGCGCCCAAGAAGCGCAAGCCGTAAGAAAAGGAGATCAATATGCCGGATGGCAACTCGTTGACGTTCAAGCCCACGAGCAAGCACTACCACCACCTCGTGGCGGGGCACGGGACCTACATCCACAACGTGGGCAAGAAGGACAAGAGCGGGAAGTCGCCGCTCGTCTACAACCCCAAGGGCGCGGTCTCCAATCAGGTCAAGCTCGGGATGCACACCGAGAAGACCCGGATGCAGGCGGTCGCCAACCACCACTACCAGCAGATCTTCCAGCGGTCCACCGGGGCCGGGGATCTGAACAAGGCCGCGAAGTCGCCGGGCTTCTTCGTCGGGCACAAGTCGGAGGGCGGAAGCTGCGAGCACGTTCACGGGACCAAGCTGGGCGCGCAGCGGTGCCACGCGAGCTACGTGAAGAAGTACCCGGAGCAGCACAAGCAGGGCGGCGGGTTCAAGATCTACAAGTACAGCAGCGAGAAGAGCCTCACCACCAACCAAGGAGCGGACATGGACTTCGAACAGATCTTCAAGTCGGACATCGGGGCGCACTCGTGCCCCAACTGCGGTGAGGGCCTCCTCATCGCCAAGAGCGAGGACGGCCTGATCATCAAGGGCCGCAAGAAGGGCAAGAAGAAGGGCAAGCTCGACATCGGCAACCAGATGGAGCCCCACAAGGGCGGCAAGACCGGCTCGTTCATCCCGGCCAAGGCCAAGGGCGCTTCGCAGGGCAAGGGCGTGCAGCGCCGCGCCACCCAGCCCGGCAACCCCACCACCGAGAAGAGCCTGTTCCCCCTCGCGAAGAGCTTCGCCGCCGTGCGCTACGACGGCACGGCCGACGCCGACTTCGCCAAGTCGGTCGAGGAGGACGGCGTCCCCGGCCTCTCGTCCCCGCGCAACCTCGTGATGGAGCAGGCGCAGTCGCTCCGCAAGGGCCCGCCGCCGCCCAAGGGCGACGACGAGGGCGAGGAGGAGTCGAGCGAGGTCACGTCGGACGAGGAGTCCAGCACCGACGACGATTCGACCAGCACCGACGAGTAGCATGGCCGATCAGCACGAGCACGAAGGGCGGGACGGTCCAGACACCCAGAGTGGTGTTCTGGACAGCCTCGTTTTGCCCATGGAGCGGGCGTACCTCATGACCCTCACTAAGATCAATGCAGGCATCGCTTCCGCCCTTCGTCTCTCGGCGCGGCTGACCAAGTCCACCTCACCCCTCTTCGTCTCGGCTGGCGACGGGGATGATCTGTTCAAGGCGGTGAAGAAGCCCGCCCCAAAGAAGAAGCCCGAGCCCAAGGCCAAGGAGCCGAAGGCCCCGAAGAACGCCCCCAAGAGCGCGGCCCAGACGAAGGCCGACCGCAAGCCAACCGAGGCCGCTGCCGCCGGTACGCGCGGGGCGTCCAAGTGGTACCTCGACAAGCACGGGCACGTCCGCTACGGCGTGCGCCCCGCGCCGAGCGGTGATCGGTTTACCGAGGCCCTCCCTGATACGGAGGTCATCAACCTCTACAAGAAGCTGGAAGTCATCATCGGGTTCGACGACACGCTGGACGAGTTCCTCGCGTCCAAGATCAATATGCCCAACTTCGACGGGGCCATGTTGAAGAACCTGATCGACGCGGCCCAGCACAACGGGGCCTCCGTCCACGACTTCGTGACCGGGATGCTCGTGGAGGGGGGCGAGTCGGAGGAGGACGCGGAGGAGGCGTGGGGCCGCTTCAACAACTCCGTTCAGGCCGCGCTGGAAGACCCGGAGATGATCAAGAAGGCGCACGCCGTGGTCGAGCGCCGGAAGTCGAAGGAGCGGAGCCTCTCCAAGTGGCTGGACGAGACGGGCGACCTCACCAAGGACTTCCACAAGAACGTCGCCTCTGGTGACATCGACACCGCCGCGCTGCGGTCGCTGGCGCTGCTCGTGGAGAACGGCACCCTCTTCATGCCGTCCTATCACGAGGCGAAGGACAAGAGTGAGCAGGGCTCGCTCCGCACCGACGACGACGTGCTGGACTACCAGCGCCGGTTCTTCACCGACATGAACGGCGGGCAGCTTCTCACGTGGGCCATCGGTGAGCGGCTCCGCCAAGTGATCAACGCTGGCGAGGATGACGCGGCCGACGTTGCGTTCAAGGACGAGAACGGCGAGTGGGGCACCGGCCTCCCCGCCGACTTGGACGAGTTGATCTGGCCCGCGATGGACAAGGCGTTCAAGCGCAAGCTGTCCGACAAGGAACAGGATCTCATCGCCCAGCGGGTCAATGAGATCGGCTTCTCGATGCAGAAGCAGATCGAGGAGATGAACAACTTCGAAGGTGGCGAAGCCATCTCGATGCTCCTCCGGGAGGAGATCACCTCCAAGGAACTCTTCCACAACGAGGACGTGCTGAAGACCGTCAACGCCCGCGTGCAGGCCAAGCGCGAACTGCGGACGAAGGCGATTGCGGCCCGGGAGGACTCCAACTTCGAACTGTCGAAGTCCATGAAGGGCAAGCTCACGCTCATGGACTACCAGAAGAAGATGGTCAACTGGATGCTGACCATCAAGCGCGGGATGCTCGCCGCCGACACCGGCATGGGCAAGACCCCGATGCTGATCTCCGCCGTCTCCAAGCTCATCGAGGAGGGCAAGACCAAGCGCGGCGTCCTCGTCCTCCCCAAGTCGCTGGTGAAGCAATGGCCCGACGAGATCAAGGCGTTCTTCCCTGATGCCGAGGTGGTCACGCTGGGCGAGGGCATGAGCATGGAGGACCGTCTCGACATGATCGAGGCGATCAACAGCGGCGACATGAAGGCCGACTTCGTCATCATGAGCGCCTCCACGCTGGAGTTCGACGCGGAGGTGGGCGAGAAGGTCCGCACTCTGGAGAAGGAGTACCAAGCGAAGGTGAAGGAGCGGACGGGCGGCAAGAAGGGGAAGGCCGCCGGGAGCACCGCCGACCTCGATGAGGAGTACGGCAACCAGCTTGCCGCTCTCCGTCGCGAGGACCGCATGGCGAACGCCCTCCGCGAACTGGAGGGCGCGGTCGTCTTCGATGAGGCCCACCACTCCTCGCAGGGCCTCAAGAACAAGGGCAACCGCCACCACCACATCGCCGCCGAGATGCTCCGTGGCCGCGAGTACGGCTGGCTCATGACCGCCACGCCCATGCCCAACGGACAGCCAGAGGAGATGTTCAACCTCACCAACCTCATCCACCCGGGTGCGGCTGGCGAGTCGCTGTCCCGGTTCACCAAGAAGGTCGCCACCTACGCGGAGGAGTACGACGAGGCCACCGGCAAGAAGGTGATGAAGCTGACAGATCACTCCGACTGGACGGAGATGAACAAGACGTTGATGCCCTACGTCTACGCCAAGAAGAAGAGTGACCCCGACGTGCGCCGCGACCAGAAGGCCGCTGGCATGACCGAGTTGCAGGACGCGAACCACCGGGAGAGCGTGCTGGCGATGGACCCGGAACTGCAAGAGATGTACGCGCAGGCGGGCTCCTTCGTTCCCTTCGACCGGAAGGATGATCCCGAGTACAAGCCCTTCGACCAGTTGGCGGGCCCCGCGAAGTACATGCGGGTGCTTGATCAGCAGTTGAAGCTCGCGACCTCCCCCAAGCTCATCTTCGGACCTGATTGGAAGGGGCCGCAGCCCAAGATCGAGCACGTTGGTGACCTCGTCGCGAAGCACTTCAACGACCCGGCCAACACCGACCACCCGGTGGTGATCTTCTCGGCGTTCCCCTCCTCGTTCAAGTACATGAAGGAGGAGCTTGCCAAGAAGCACGGCATCGACCCGTCGCTCATCGGTGAGATCCACGGAGGCGTGGCTCAGTCGGAGCGCGACCTCGTGCAGGACGCGGCCAACGCCGGGAAGATCAAGATCGTGCTGGTGGGCGTGCAAGCTGGCGGCGCGGGCCTCAACCTCCAGAAGTCGGCCAACAAGATCATCTTCCTCGACAAGCCGTGGGCTCCCGCCGACGTTGACCAAGCGGTCGGCCGAGTCCACCGCACCGGTCAGAAGGAGACGGTCGATGTCGTCCACGTGCGGCTGAACGGGGCCATCGACGAGACCAAGGTGAAGAAGCTGCGCGCCAAGATCATGAGCACGGAGGCGGCGCTCTACGCGAACCTCGGCGAGAACTACGCGGGCGCGGCCATGATGGCGTCGGCGCTGAAGCTGCTCGGTCAGACCGAGAACGACCCATCGGCAGGCAAGACCAACGAGCAGCTTCAGTCGGAGATCAAGGCGCTGGGGCTCACGGGGATCCCGACCGCCCAAGTGCTCAAGACGCAGTTCAACAAGGAGAAGTTCGCGGAGACGCAGGACTTCCTCCACTGGCAGAAGTTCGGCGGCCAGTACCTTCGTCAGATGCGGACCGTCAACAAGACCCGGCTCCAAAACCACAAGATCGACAAGGAGACCTACCTCAAGCGCGAGAGGAAGATCGCGCGGGAGGAGCTTGCGTGGAACGCCGTCACGCAGGAGGCCGGGGCCACCGAAGTCCTCACGCCCAAGAAGGGCAAGGGCAAGGGCTCGACCCAGCCGCCCGCCGAGTTCGTGGCGCTCAAGGGGAAGAACACGTTCTCTCCCGGTACCATGGAGCACGAGATCCTCGACGCGATGATCACCAAGAACGTGCGGACTCCCGAAGACCTCGTGGAGACTCTCCTCGCACCTGTGATCGCGAAGAACGCCCCCGACGACCACGTGGAGACGATCAAGCCGAAGCTCCTCACGCTGGCGCGCAAGAAGTTCGCGGAACTGACGCGGTCAGGTCACCTCGTGCCGCGCACCGGGCGCGGGGCCGACCCCAAGACCGAGATGCCCAAGGGCACGGGTGGGGACGAGCCAGCGGCCCCCAAGGCGAAGGCCGCCAAGCCCGCTGCCAAGCCAGCCGCCAAGGAAGCCCCCAAGAAGGCCCCTCAGAAGCCCGCCAAGGCCCCCGCAGCGGCTCCGAAGGCCGGAACCATCACCTACAAGGCCAAGACGCACCCGAAGCTCAAGGGCGACGATCTCGGCTTGTGGAAGATGTTCCTCAAGCACAAGCCGAAGAACTTCGCAGAGGTGGTGGAGAAGATCGCCGGGGGTGACAAGGCTCTCGGCGCGGAACTGAAGCCGTTCATGGACAAGTTCAAGAAGATGGGGCTCATCGAATGATCTCAAAGCCGCTGCTCCGCCTCCACCACTTCAAAGAGAACAAGGTGATCGAGATGCACACGCCCGAGCGTGTGCTCCCGCACATCAAGTCCAAGGAGAAGCTCCAGAGCGCGCTGGAGTGGTTCTCCCACCCGTTCGTGAAGAACCGGGTCCCGGACTCGACCTTCGCCCGCCGCCGGTACGCGGAGTTGACCCGCCCCGCGCTCCGGTGGTTCTGCAAGAAGTACGGGGTGGAGGTCCCCAAGTGGCTCGTCGGCAACGCGCACTTCGATGAGATGAAGCCCGACGAGTTCAAGGACTACTTCGGAGACGGCGGGCCGCTGAAGGTCCGCGAGTTCGAAGAGCAGTCGCAGGCAAAGCGCGGGTAGCCCATGACCGCATTCGTCACCGACACGGCGATGGTCCGTCTCCGCGCAGAGATTGTGGACCGTCATGATCTCCTTCTCATCATGCTGTTTGGTGAGGACGCGCTGCCACCCGAGATGGTGAAGCGACTCAGGGTGAAGGGGTACACGTGGCCCGCCACCTTCAACCCCGGCCCGGTGGACGCCTTCCAGTTCGGGCTCCTCGCGGCCAAGTTCCAGAGGGAAGGGCGGAAGGTCCCGGTGACGCTGGCCGAGTTCAAGAAGGTCCACGCCTCCAACCCCACGCCCTTGGGGGCAGAGGAGCGCGCTGCCATCGAGTCGGTGCGGCGGGACCTCCTCGCCCGCATCCAAGGGCTGGGGGACAAGGTCAACACCGTGACGGGCGAGATCCTCACGGCGGCCGACAAGGATCTCCGCCGTCGCCTCGCGGGCACCTTGGAGCGGGAGATCCGGGGCGGCATCGCCCGGAGGCAGACGGCCAAGGAGGTGGCGATCAAGCTCCGCGCCGCCACCAAGGACTACGCGACCGACTTCATGAAGATCGCGGTCACAGAGATGAACAACGCCTACCAAGAAGGTAGGCTCTTCTCGATCCAGCGCGCCAACAAGGGCAAGGACCCGCTGGTCTTCAAGCGCCCCCGCCCCGATTGCTGCCCCGAGTGCCGGGAAGCCTATCTGGTCGATGGGACGAACCGCCCCCGGCTCTTTCGGCTGTCCGCGCTGCTCGCGCACGGCACCAACGTCGGGCGGAAGCACTCAGAGCGGAAGGCCGTGCTGGAGTCGCACCACCCGTGGTGCCATTGCGTGCTCACCGAGCTACCCGATGGCTTCCGTCTCAACGCGGCTGGCAACATGGTTCCGAGAGGGTGACCCGTGTCCTACCAACTTACACCTGTGCCGTGGGCGCCCGGTTACTTCGCAACTCGGGAAGGCCGCGTGTTCTCCACATGGACTCGGGGGCAGTTTTCCGCGCCTACCGGAGAGTTGCGGGAACTTCGACCCGGGACGATGTCAAACGGGTACCTTCTGGTTGTTTTGTACGTGGAGCGTGTGCGGTGCCAGATCCCAGTTCATTCTTTGATCGCACAGTTGTTTCTCCCGCCGAGATCGGCTGGACAGGAGCTTCGGCATTTGGACGGTGACCAGAAGAACAACAAGTCCACCAATTTGCGGTGGGGAACCAAGAAGGAAAACGGTGCGGATCGGGTTCGACACGGGACCGCCTGCCGACAAGGTCGGCGGGGTGAGAACCATTGGCGCGCTAAGTTGAGCGCGCATGATGTCGCGGTGATCCGATTCAAATACGCGGGTGGGGCGGTCACCCAACGAGAGCTAGCGGATGAGTTCGGTGTAGACCCAAGTTCGATCTCCAACGTCATCAACCGAAAGAACTGGGTGGGGTAAGCCATGTCGTATTTCTTGCAGACCGTCGCGACGCAGAAGGCCGCCGCCAAGGATCTCCCCGTTGGGAAGTTCGGGGCGAAGATCGTCACCTTCCCCAACGGGGTCAAGGCGGTCCTCAAGTTCAAGGCGTTCGCGAACAACAACTTCCGTGGGGTCCCGAAGCAGGAGCTTCACCGCCGCGAGGTGGCGGCGTTCCGGTTGGACCGGGACGTGCTCCGCTTCCACGTGGTCCCGGAGACGTTGATCGTGAAGCGCGGGGGCCGCGAGGGCTCCATGCAGCAGTTCCATCAGGGCGTGCAGGCCCGCGACCTCGTGCCGGGGATCTTCGACCGCAAGCTGCCGGATTGGAAGTACCGGATCGCCAAGCTCTTCACGCTGGTGAACGTCGATGACCTCCACAAGATCGTGGTGTTCGACCTGATCATCAACAACGCGGACCGCCACGCGCGGAACGTGATCTTCGACACGTTCGGGAACCGCGTGTGGGCCATCGACAACGGGCTCGCGTTCGGGCCGTACTTCAAGAGCTACCGGAACGTCTTCCACAAGTACCTCTACCTGAAGAACTTCAGCCTCTCGCCCAAGGTGCGGGACGTGCTGGAGGCCGTCACCAAGAAGGAGCTTCAAGAGGCGCTCCGCTCCTTCATCTCCTTCGCGGAGATCGAACAGGTGTGGTGGCGCATCCAGTTCCTCTTGGAGCACGAGGGGAAGCTCGACTTCACCCACCTCTCGCAGGGGAACATGGAGGCCAACGGGTTCCCGAGCTACGAGAAGTGGTTCGTCCGCAAGATGGCACCGCCCCCGGAGATGTCACACGTCATTGATCTCGCCGCCCTCCCCGGGTGGGAAGGATAACCACCATGTCGATCCCGACCGTCAGCATCACCAGCGCCAGCCGCCTCTTCGCCCCTAACGGGGTCGGAATCGTTTCTGGGACCGTGGTGGTGAAGCTCAGCCAGCCCGCCACCGTCCTCGACGGCACGGTGTCGCAGCGCGTGGGCGGCGAGATGCACGCGACGATCACGAACGGCGTGCTGGGGGCCTTCGCGCTGGTTCCGAACGACGCCATGACACCGTCTGGGACCTACTACCTCGCCTCCTTCCACGTGAAGTTCGCGAGCGAGCGCACGCTGTCGTGGGACGAGAAGTGGAAGATCCCCTCGTCCCCCAGCACCCTCGACATCGGAGCGGTGCCCCGGCTGGACGAGAACCCCGGGGTGGCGATCATCACCTCGCAGGCGGTGGCGGATGCCGTGGTGGCTGCGGCACAGCTTCAAGCGAACGCGGCGGCGATCCACGCAACCACGGCTGGTGGGAGCGCCACCACCGCCACCAACGCTGCCTTGGCCGCTGCCGCCGCTGCCTTGGACGCCGCCGCTGCCAAGCTCGCAGCAGAGGCGGCGCAGGCGGGCGTTGCGGCGTCTGCCTCCGCTGCTACCGGCGCTGCCGCTGCGGCCTCCACCTCCGCGTCGGGCGCGGCCACGGCGAAGACGGGCGCAGAGACCGCTGCGTCTGCGGCCTCCACCTCCGCTTCGGGCGCAACCGCCTCTGCTTTGGACGCCAGCGGGCACGACACCGCTGCCTTGGCCTCCGCCTCCTCCGCCACCACGGCCAAGATCGCCGCAGAGGCCGCTCGGGATGCGTCGCTGGTGGCTGGCAAGGTTTACGTGGACACGACGACGGGGCTGGCGGCCACCACCGAGGGCAGCTATTTCAACGTGCCCTCCGCGCTGACCGGGGAGAGCTTCATCCTGTACCGGAAGGAATCCGGCCTAGCGGTGGAGAAGAAGCGGTACCCCTCGACCACGGGCGTGGCGCTAACGAACGCGAGCGCGCAAATCCGTAACGCCTACCAGCCATTCACCACCTACCAGAGCCCACTCGGGGACGGGGAGATGCTGGGGGACGGGAACAACGACTACACGGCCTACGTCGTCGGCTTCCACAAGCAGATGCCCGAGGACACCGTGTTCAACATGGTGCAGGCCCGGGTGCGGCAGGTGTCTGGCACCGCCGCCGTGCAATGGAAGATCTTCATCCGGGATACGGCTACCGGCTTCAACATGAGCAGCGTTACGGCGGATGCCTCTGGAACATTCGCTGCTGCCGATTGCCCAAAATATTCAAGCACGATTTCGATTCCATTGAGCGCCCCCCTCATGGCCGCTGCGTCGAAGTGGGTCTTCGTCATGTTCTACGCCCCCGGGGACACGGGGATGGTGCAGCCCACTTGGACTTACAACGCGGGTGTCTCGCCCGCCCGCGTCGGCATCGCCATCGGGATCTCTGCGGGTGTTGGCTGGAACCAGACCGTGCTCTTCGGCAATCCGACCGCGATCTACGGCGAAACGGCCATCAAGCTCTCGCTGTCGGCCTACGAGTTCGGGGCACGGGGCATCACTTCCACCACGCTGCCCCTCTTCGACGCCAACCAGCAAATCCGTGGCGGGTTTGTTCCGTATCTCGGGTACCAGCACCCTCGCGGCGACGCCGAGATGGTCGGTACCGGAACTTACGGCGCGGTTAACCTAGGCTACTACGAACAGATCACCCAGTTAACGACCTTCAACATGATCAAGTGTCGCGTCTACGCCGTTGATCCCACCGCTAACATCGAGTGGAAGGTGTGGGTCATGGAGGACCTGTCATTCTTCAACATGGGCACCGTAGCGGCGGACGACTCTGGGACGATTCTGGCTGCGGACATTCCGCACGCACAGGGGGTGACCTACTCTCTCCGACTGAACAAGGCCGTTCGGGTCCCAGCGGGAAAGTACGTCCTCCTCATGTTCCGGGCTACCAATGACACCTACGTTGTCACCCCGCTGTGGGCCCACGATGCCGGTGCTTCACCTGCACGGCATGGTTTCCCGATGGCTACGTTCGTCGGATGGAACCACAACTGGGGTATCAGTACGGAGGCAATCGGGTACGGCCAGTCATCGATCATTCTGGCGCTGGAATCGGGGGAGGCGCGCTACAGCACACCGGGGTATTCGAATCTTGCTTCTGGGCTTTCCGCAACCGATCTTCAGGGGGCAACAGACGAACTGGCTGCGGCCAGCTTCGCCGCGCCCCACCCCGTTCTTCCGGCCATCTTCTACGTGACGCAAGGTCGCGAACTCTCCATCTACCTCGACAATTTGATCGAGGGAAACGCCAGCGACTACGTTTGGGAGACCGTCTGCGCCAACAACGGGGTGCAGCAGAACGAGCGGTACGTCATCGTGCCAACAGGGGCGATAGCTTCGACACCCCTCACCGTCAAGGTGTTTGGACGCTCAACCGGGAAGCTCTTGTCGAGCACAGTCGTTAATCTCGTGGGGGCCGCGACTTCGGCTGGTGCGGGTACGACTCCGAAGATCATCCTTATCGGGGACAGCACCACGGCCGGGGGCAATGTCACGGGGGAGTTGCTGAACATCGCCAGCACCGACGCGATGTCGCTGCTCTGTCTCGGCACCAAGGGCACGGGGGCCAACAAGCACGAGGGGCGCGGGGGGTGGTCCGCCGCCGCCTACACGACCAACTACTCTGACGTGCCGAGCGGCGCCAACCCCTTCTGGATCGCGGGCGCTGTCAACTTCCCGCAGTACCTCGTCAACAACAGTCTTGCCACGCCCGATTGGGTCTTCATCAATCTTGGCCTGAACGAGGTCTCGGTTCCGGACGATGTAGCGGCTCTGGCGGCAGCCACGGCGGCGTTCGACAAGTACGACACCCTCATCACTTCCATCAAGGCGGCGGGGGTGGGCGTGAAGGTCGGACTTTGCTGCACGACTCTTCCAAGTTCAGATCAAGATTCGTCTGGAGCGAACTACGGCACGGCCCTTCAGCGGGCCCGAATCAAGCGCAACATCATCATACGCGACCGGCTCATGCTCAGTCGGTACGGAGGGCAGACGGCGAACCGCATTTACGTGGTACCCACGCACCTCAACCTCGACACGGTCAACAACATGAGTCGGGCCGCTGCTGCCAACGTCAACAGCCGCAGCACCATTCAAATCTCGCGGCAGGGAAACGCTGTCCACCCCGACAACCCGGGCTACTACCAAATTGCAGACCTGATCTGGTCGTTCTTGAAGAACCAGTA